CGCTGTTACACTCTTTCCCTACACGACGCTCTTCCGATCTTACTACTTGTTTCGGGTTATACTGTTTTTACATTTGGTTTACTTGTTAATGGTTGGATACAATTATGTTACAGTGGTTATGAAGGATACATGTACGGGCATGTTACAAGGTTTCGTTACATTATTTATATTTGTGTTTTTGTTTTTTGGTTAATAATATGGATGGTGAAATAAGATTATGGGCTGGGTTAATTATATAGTGATAGATAGTTGGAAAACCAAAATAGTAGTCAGCCGTAATACTAGTATGGATTCTTTGGAAGAAGTTAAAAAACAATTAGATAATATTCAGAATGTTTATGAAGACTTACCAGAAACAGCTTTTGAAACTAAACAAAAAGATGTTACTATCACAGAATATAGTGATTATGTTCAACTAGCATATTCTGCTTATTTGTTAATGTTATATGGTGAAACAAACTTGGATGATTATTTTTTTATGATCTGGCTCAGTAATCGTAATATTAGTTTTAGGCTTATTTCCGAGTTTGAGTTAGCAGAAGATGAAGGTAAAAATTATGAAACTATTGAATTCCAAGAAGAATAAATCTTTTTTTTTTATATTAAATAATTACTAAGATCAGGGATGGAAATAGATGCCTTATAAGGATAAAATGAAACAAAAACAATACCAGCAGATTTATTATAAATACCATGAAAAAAATGGTACAACAGATTTCGATGAACACATAGCGACTACCAACGGGAAACCAGATTTTGATAAGGAACAAAAAGAAATAGATGAAGAATTTAAAAAACTGGGTTTAAAGAAAAAATATTGGTAACATTTAAATAATAGTATTTTTAGGGTTTGACTATATATTGGTAGGAGTGCCAAGCAATAGGCGGGGTTTGGATGGTGGGCAACAAAAATAATATAAGAATCGTACTGAATGTGAAGTCTACAGCCGAGTAGTCGGATACCTAAGACCAATATCTCAATGGAATACTGGTAAAAAACAAGAATTCAAGGATCGTAAAACTTTTAAAATTAACCTTTAAACTAATAAGTTAACAAGATATTGTTTTTGGGGCTGATACCTGAAAACAATTGCCAGTGATGTTAAAAAGTGTACTAATATTTTTAACCCTGGATCAAAACTCCCATATGGGTGACAATTATTTTCGGCAGTACACCCAAAAACAAAATAATTACTAATATTTACCAAAATCAACCAAATTAGTAGAAACTTTATTATAAGAATATACGTGTCTAGATACTGTCTAGATACTGTCTAGATATCTGTATAATACGTGTCAGAAACTTTATTATAAGAATAAAAAGGAAAACAATGGTTGAAGAAACAACGCAACAAAAAGCAACAATGTTTACACCTGATCAGGAAAACTATATCGAATGGCTTACACTTCCTGATGCTTTACGTAATCCACGTACTAAGACTGAGTATGCTGAACGTCTTAAAATTAATCGTAGTACTTTGTGGCGTTGGGAACAGCTTAGTGGTTTTGATGATGAACGTAAGAACAAGTTGCGTTCTTGGTTGAAGGAGAGTACTCCTCAGATTGTTGAAACTCTTAAAAACAAGGCGATTAGTGGTGATATTCAGGCTATTAAAATTTTTCTTGAATGGGTGGAGGGTTTGGAGAACAAGTTACGTGTTAGTGCTTCTGAACCTGTTATTGTAAAATTTGTTAGAGAAAATGGAAATAATAAAACCTGTGACGTGGACAAACCTGTTTGAATGGCTTGGTTCTACTAATAAACGTATTAACCTACTTGTGGGTGGTGCAGGGTCTAGTAAGAGTTGGAGTATTGCTCAGCATATTATAAGTAAAGCATTTAATGAAAATAATAAACGTATCCTTATAACACGTAAAACCTTACCATCCTTGCGTATAACCGCTTATAAGCTCATCCTTGATTTACTTAAGGAATATGATTTGCCTTATAGTATTAATAAGACTGAGATGATTATAACCACGTCCACGGGCACAGAAATATTGTTTAAAAACTTGGATGAACCCGAAAAAATCAAGTCTGCTGAGTTTAATTATATTTGGGTGGAAGAAGCAACAGAAATAACACTGGATGATTACAGGCAACTTAATCTAAGGTTAAGAAGACAAAATAGTTTACCTAATCAAATATTTTTATCTTGTAATCCTATTAGTCGTCTAAACTGGGTATATACTGAAATCGTTGAAAAACCTGATAATAATATAGCGATTCATAGGAGTACCTATCAAGATAATCCGTTTTGTGATAAGGAATATATTGATTATATTAAGGGTTTGATTAATCAGGATATGAATTATTACCGTATTTATGTGTTGGGTGAATGGGGGATACTCAAGGACATTATTTACAACAATTATGACACGGTTGAGGCTTTACCAAGTAACGCTGATGACGTGTTTTACGGGCTGGATTTCGGATTCAACAACCAGACCGCACTCGTCAAAATCATGGTAAAAGACAAAGAACCCTACCTACAAGAAATCATCTACAGGACAAAGATGACAAACAACGATGTAATAAATAATCTACGGGATTTCAATATTAATGATGGGATAATCTATGCCGATAGTGCTGAACCCGCACGTATCGAGGAAATCTGTCAGAATGGTTTCATCTGTAAACCCGCTGAGAAAGACGTTAATGATGGTATTGATTTCGTGAAACGGCAGAAACTACATATCACTAAGGACAGCGTCAACCTGTTAAAAGAGATTAGCGGGTATAAATATCGTGAGGATAAGAACAAGGTCACACTTGAGGAACCGTTGAAGTTTAACGACCATTTGATGGATGCACTCAGGTATGGCTTGTATACTCATCTTGGTAAACCTGTTGACATGTTTTTTAAAATAGGATAAACTTTATGATTTTTAGAACTTGTTTCCAATGTCATGGTACTGGTCGTATAGGATGTGATCATTTCACAAGAAAAAGGCATCGTTGGTGGAAAGCACCCGTTTGTGACCTGTGCCATGGTAAACATGTTTTGAGGTATCCAAGTTTATGATAAAAGAAACAAATAACCCTGATTGTTACTGGGATTATACTAAAGGATGCTGGTTTTGTTATAGTATTAGTGATGCTATAAATGTTATGCAGAAACACCCGTGTGAAACTATTATGTTGTTTGACAGGGATAAAAATGGTAAAACTGTTAACATTCGTCTTTATTATGAACAAGGTATGGATAAACCACCATCATTCAAGCATGTTAAACATGGACAGTTGATACGATGATTAGCAAAATAGGTATACCCTTTCACATGACAGGTAAACAAAAAAATATTGTAATGTATAATAACCATTGGTGTATCAACAACCTCCTAGCATCCCAGTTTGTTACCACGTTTAATTATCATGTTTATATCATGGGTAAAGGAATAAATGTTGATCGTATGCAAAAATATTTTTACATGTAAAAAGATGGGATTATGAAACTTCCTTTTAATTTTGAAATAAAAAAACGCCAAACACAAAATACAGATATTAATAATGTTATGCAAAAATACATAACATCTCTTAATATTGGATGGCAATGGGGGTCTAACGAGTTTGAAAAAACCCTTACCAACACAGACTTGAAACGGGCTTATTATAACTGCCCCGAGTTCCACCGTGGTGTTAACAAAAAAGCACGTGACATGATATTCTACGGGTTTAAAATAGATAGTCCTGTTGATGGTGTAGATGTACCAGATAATCTAGAAAATGATGTTAACAATTTTTTGATTGATAAAAACATTTTGTACAAAATTTTTCGGTGTTTATGTGATGGTATAGCATTTGGTGATGGATATTTTGAATACAATTGCAGTGGTAGTAAAGACCCTTTACAACCCCTAAATGGTAATCTTATTGATATTAAGTATGTAGACCCTGATAGTATTATTGGTTATCGTCTTAGTAAGGATAAAACTTTTGTGGAATACTGGGTTTATAAAAATAATGCTACAAAGATTCTTATTCATCATACTCGTCTTGAACATTTTTGTTTCAACCCTAGTGGTGATAACCCGTTTGGTATAGGTACTGCAGAAATTGCTCATAATAGTATACAAGCCCTTATTAATGCGACTAAAAGCTTGGATAATAATCAACAAATGCTAGGACACCCGTTCCCAGTGATTAAAACCACGGATAATACGAATAAGAAACAAGTAGAAGATGCATATAACGTGTTACAGTCTTTGGCTAAAAAAGAACTCAAAGTAGGTTTCGCAGGGTTCAAAGACACTAGTTTTGATATGCTTAACCCAGTAATACCAAGTCCTGAAGAAACATTGAACCATTTTTATATAGAACTAGCTAGTGCTCTTGAGATTCCTATGCAGATGCTAACAGGGAGTCAGATGAGTAAACTCACTGGTAATGAGATTGAACTTAATGATTATTATAAGAGTGTGAATAGTTTACAAGAAATATACTTGACTCCTGTTTTTAACAAAATATTCACACTACTCAAAGGAGATAGTTGGAAGTTTCAGGTTTATTGGAATCCACTTTTTGTGGATGAAACATCTGAGATACAGAATAAGACTATGCTCATGGAAAAAATAGGGCTTTTGTACACGTATGGTATTGTTAATGTGGACGAAGCACGACAGTTGCTCAGGGAGTATGATGTGAACATACCAGAAAACGAGTTACTGGATCAACCCGAGTCTGATGAAAACAATATAGAAGAAACACCTATTGTTGAAGGAAAAAACCATGTGCGTAAACCCACAGATGAAGAAATACAAATAGCACAACGACTTAGGGAGCTTGGGGAAAAAGAAATGGTTGAACAAGAAAAAAGGGTTGGTAAAAAGTTTTGAAACCCGATCCTACCCGTACTAAGCTAATGCGGATACAATATAGTAGACAAATTGTAAAACTTTATAAACGTTTTAAAAAACAAGTAACACCACTACTGGTTAAACAAGTATTATCCGAAACAGGAAGGTTTCGTAGTTTCACAGATGATATTAATAATTATATAGAAAACCAGACCCGTTATTTTATTCTTGATCCATCTAAAACTATTATTAAAAACAATATACGTCGTGCCTTTAATAGTGGTAAAAACAAGGCACAACATGAACTCGTACCATACCAGTTGGGTAGGGATATGACTCCTTTGGATTGGGAGTCTTTGATTATGTTGCAGGATATAAGTTTTAACCGTATCAAAGATTGTACACTTAATATGCAAAATGCTATAACATACAGTTGTAGTAAAGGTGTTTTGGAGGGTTGGGGTGCAGAAAAAATAGCCCGAGAAATACGTAATAATGTTGATGGGAATAACAATATGGGGATTATCCGTGCTCATACTATTGCTCGTACTGAGGTTATTAATGCTTATAACCAGTCTAAAATGAACATGTATAAACAAGCAGGACTAAGCCAGTATGAATGGCTTACTGCCTTGGATGAACGTACTTGTGAAGAATGTGTAGCCTTGGATGGCAAAGTTTTTGATATAGGAAGTGGGGATGTTCCACCTTTGCATCCTAATTGTAGGTGCTGTACTGTTCCTGTTAAAGAAGAAATATTGGGAGAAACTTGATATGAAACATAATTATGTTATTTGTAAAGGAACTATGGTTATGGTTTGGAATAAAAAACTTAAAGCTTATAAGGTTAATGATAAAAACATTGATTATGGGGTTATAAAAAATTATGAGTCATAAAGATTTTGTTAAGCAATGGGATCAGTTTGTTTATCAAGACGAAAAAACCAAACATTACCAACAACTAGAAATCTTGTTGAAAGAACTTTTTGGTGAACGTACTAAAGAAAATGGTTTTTTTAAACAAATAATAGAATTGGAACAACATCTTACTACTACACGAAGGGGTATTACTGATATTAATCGTAATCCGAGTCGTCCTGTTAGTATGATTATTCCTAATACTAACGTGTTCCTTAGTTATACTAGTGAGGAAGCTGTTGGTATGCTTAGTAAAGACCAATCCAATTTGATTAGGGATGTTGAAATTGTGCGTACCCAGTTGAAACTTTGTTGTGAACACCAGCTTGAACTTGAAAAAAAAATCCGTGCTAGTCCTATTTGGTCTGAATTTTGTGAAAAAATTGGGCAAAAAATACAACATTAAAGGGATGGGATAATGGGTAAACCTTATAATATACCAAATGGGCGACTTACACCCGCTGGTGTACCATCTAG